AACGAGAGGAAACGAGGAACTAAACAATCTAAATAAACAAGCTACTAGAGCCATTCAATAGTAACTTGTTCACCGTCAATATAAATTTTATTAATTAGTGATTTTAAATAAAGTTGCTTTTCTCGGAACTCTAAAGAGTCAAAATCAACTGTTGCTAAATCAGCTAAATTTTCTTGTATCTTTTTATTTTTCTTCAATTCTTCGTTAGCTTCTATTTGTGCTTCATAATAATTAATTTGAGCATCGATATCAGCCATCATAGCATCAAGTTCTGAAACTTCGTAAGAACCACTGATATATAAATCAAACAGCCGCTTCTTTTTTGTGTGTTCTGTTTTAAGTTTTTCATTTAAGTTATCTAATTCGTCTTCTTTATCTACATTCCTAGAAGCGAAACTATAGTTATTCACGCGATCAATAATTAATTCCTCGAGTTTGTCAGCTCTCCAAATTTTATTTCCACATTTTTCTAGTTCATGAGTATGTTTGTAAGTCTTGCAACTATAATATCTATAATGATATTTCTTTCCGCGGGAAACAGTATCTTTTCTCCGATGAACAAACCCTAATCCGCATTTACTACACACTACCAAATTATTTAGCAAGGATGCTGAATCTCTATTCATATTTGGATTTTTACCCATGCGCGAAAATATTTCTTGAACTCTATAAAATTGTTCCTCTGAAATAATAGGCTCATGAACACCTTTTGTATGCACTTTATCCGCATAAGATACATAACCACAGTATAAATCATTAGTTAGCCAATTATTGTAACTACTATATGATTTTGACTTTGAACCCTAATTTTTTTAGTCGTTTCTGTAAAGATGTAATGCTTTTTTCTTCCTCAAAAATATCATAAATCATTTGTAATTGTTTTGCTTCTTCTTCATTAATATACAATTTAGTATCTATAACATCATAGCCGAACGTTCTACCTTTTGCGGTCGTTAAAGGAAGACCTGCTTCAATACGCTTAATTTTCCCCATCACCATTCGATCTCGTATAGTTTCGCGCTCTAATTGAGCGAATACGGACAATATACCAATCATTGCACGACCGAAGGGTGAACTAGTATCAAGCGTTTCAGACAGACTAACAAATTCTACATTGTTTTTTAAGAAGTATTCTTCAATAAGCGTTATCGTATCTCTTTGTGAGCGGGATAGTCTGTCTAATCGATATACGACTACAGCATCAATTTCGTGTAGTTTACTTAGCATTTCATTTAATGCGGGACGATTCATATTTGAGCCGGAGTATCCGCCGTCAATGAAAATATCGTATACGTCCCAGTCCTTCGAGCGGCACAATGCTGTTAGTTTTTCAGTTTGAGCTTGTATTGAATAATTTTCTACTTGCTCTTGAGTAGAAACACGTATATAAATAGCTGCCTTCATTTCCTTTCTCCTTCCGTACGTATGTTCTTTTTTCGGTAAAAAGAAAAGCCAGGAGGCTCTCTTTTAAATTTTTGCATGAAAAGTTAAATTTGCATCGGAAAATAAGTTAAAGATGATTTCAATATTTCCGCTTTCATTAATCCCTGCATGGAATTGTGCATTCATATTTTTTCCGTTTGGTATTTTTCCGGTCGTGTTGTCGAGTGGGTATCTTTCACCCATCGTGCCTTTAGAATCATATACATCAATATCAGAATCAACAAAATACTCGGATCCAGAATTATTTTCAACTTTATAACTTATTTTAACTACATTCTTAGGCTTGGTATCATCAAATTGATTTCTTTCGTTCGTTTTCTCAACACTAGTTAAAGTTACTTTTATCCCGCCGATTTCTTGTGTATCACCAACGCTGTATTCTTTCAGAGTGGGTGGAAGTATAGTTACAATTTGTACATTATCAGTTTTTCCAGCTTCTTTAGCTGTAACAGTATATTGAATTTCTTCCGAGCCGGTGTAGTTGCTAGAAGCAACGAACATCCCCGATGAATTAACTTCTGCTTCTTCTGACTCAATATAAACAGATGCACCTTCATCGACAACGCCCATTATGCTAAAGTCGCCTTTATCATTTGGTGTAATTTCTGTTTCTGTTAACTTCATTTGAGCTTCTTCTTTTTCTTTGAAATTACTTTTATCATTGGTATTTGTAACTTGTATATCATTTTTTTCATTTCCACAACCTACTAAAAAAATACTAAAAGCTAATAAAAACCCCGTTAATAAAACCATCCCTTTTTTCATCTTATCTGCTCCCTTTATATTTTATTTTCCTTTGAGCTTCATATTAGTTTTATCAAAAGCACTACTTCCAGCCATCTTTGTCTCATCTTTATATCTGAACTCAACCATTGGTCTTAGATTGTTATCTCCACCAAAGAGCGTACCTAGAGCACGTTGCTGTATTTCGCTTCCTAAATAATCAACATTTTTTTGTTTAGTTGCTTCATCTTGATATTTTAAATCTTGAGATACGTACGCAATTAACATATCATATTCATTTTCAAATGGAACCACTTTTATTAGTACCCCGCTCGAATCAGAAATCAAGCGATCAATTGACTCATTAAATAACTCTATACTATCTGATGTAATTTTAGAGGGTGTAGATACATCATCTTGAGCAGGTTCTTCTGCTTGCTCGTCCTCGGCAGCGTCTTCTTGAGCGGGTTTTTCCGTTTGCTCATCTTGGACAGTATTCTTTTTTTGCTCATTTGCTGTAGTTTCTTCTGGATTATTAATAACATAGTTATACATCTGTACAACTCTTATTAGTGAAAAGGTGATTAGAAATATAGCGGATATAGTCAATATTATTGTGTATTTTCGTCTGTTTTCATTTTTAACAACTTTTACTATCCCGAATATTAAGGAAGCTAGTGCCACCAAGTATATTATTACCCAAAAGCTGTAAAATAAAATAACTAAAAATAATATAGCAAGAGCCCAAAACCACCATTTTTTTAACAAGTAACTATACTTACTCATCCCGTTATCTCCTTTTTATAAAAACATAATTATTAAAATTACTATGACAGGAATAGTTATCAACAATGTCATTAAACAACCACATCCTGACATTAATTTACCAGATTCTTCCATAATTTCGCCGGCTTTTTGTGCTTTTCCGTTGTTGTTGCTTTGATAAATGATTGGTGTTAGACAGTTAGGACATTGATTTTCGTGATTGTCTAGTGCATGTCCGCATTTAGGGCAATACATATGTTCACCTCGTCAAAATTTATTAGCACCCATAATCATAAGGATAAAAAGAGTTATCCTCCTGGAAAACTTGAATGGTAGAGCCAAAATGTATAATATAATTACCATTATTATACATTAGTCCATATTTTTCTCTATAATTCTCTACTGCTTCAATCAAAAATTTTTCAGTAACATTTAAAAAAGTAGCAGCTTCATAATATGTTCTGTAGCCAAGATCGTAGCATAAAGCGAGTGATTGTATATTTACTAAATATTCATGCGCTTTACGACGCGCAAATTTCTCCTGCTTGATATTTTCTACATTATTAAATTTTGTTATATCTCCAGCGGTATATTTCCAGTGCATTGCTTCTTCTATTATAGTACATCTAAGTTCATTTTCTGACAAATCAGGATGAAGATGTACTACTTTATTCTGTATAAGTCCGAAAAGTTTTGTTGGTAAGTTGTTATTTATAACAAAATTCAATTCTGGAAACTCTTGCTTTAATTCATAACTTGTTTTATTCATCAATTAGCCCCCTAATGTTAATTTTTAGGCAACTACTCTTTTTGTGATCTGATAAATTTTAAATATTTTTCTATCTCTATTCGTTCTTCTTCCGTCAAATCATTGTCAATATGCGCAGCTAGTAAGTCGCTGTTGTCGAATTTTTCACGACCTAATAAATAATCAGTTGTTACATTAAAGTAATCGGCTAACTGAACGATTAATTCATCTTTTATAGCACGTTTGTCTGTTTCCCACATTCCTATAGTACTTGTTGAAACATTTAAATCTTTTGCAAGTTGAATTTGAGAGATACCTCTTTTATTTCTCAACTCAGATATTTTTTTGCCTATAGTCATAATATCTCCCTCCTTCTTAAGTATCACTATAAGTGATATTTTAAAAAAAATAAACAAAAATCACAAAAAGTGATTGACAATCACGTAAAGTGATAGTATTATTATCACATAGAGTGATAAAGGCGGTGATTAATATTAATAATCTCAAAAAAATTCGCATTGCTAAAGGTATTACACAATTAGAAGCAGCTGAGGCTATCGGTATTTCTTATAGTTTACTTTCTAAAATGGAAGCAGGTTATCGAGGTAGTTCAGATAAAACAAAGATTAAAGTAGCAAATTTTTACGGAAAAAGCGTTGGAGAAATTTTTTTTAATAAAGAAATCACTAATAGTGATAATAAAAAACTAACAAAAATAGGAGGCTAGAAAATGAAAGTAGGAGACATTTTAGAAATTGCGGGACGAGTAGTTGGAAGAATTGAGGAAACAACTGAAGGCACACTGCTTGTTAGGAAGGGTTATGTAACTTATCAAGGTGGACAAAAAGTTATTGTGCTTACCAAACAAGCAGTGTACTTAGATAGCGAAACAATTAAAAATGCATATTGGATTAAAACAATAGATTCATCGATTATTTCGGAAACCGTTAATCTCATTGCCTGCGACAACTTGATTCGCGAATTCCTGGACATGTAAATTTACCAGTTCGTGACCATCTACATGTGCTACTACATTAACTAGGTAATGCGGTGCTTTTATATTGGTACTTGAAATGACGTCACCTTTTCTAGGTAAATAATAGAGTTCCATATTTTGAAGAACTTTCCCTTCTTCAATTAGCGAAACTTTAATCATAATATCACCTCCAATCAAACTAATTATAGCAGATTGGAGAGTAACCAAAAATAGGAGGCTAGAAAATGAAAAAAATTGCATTTACAAACTCTTTCCTAACTAAGAGAAATAGAAAAGAGTCAGTACTCACCATTGAATTAAGTATAACTGGCGAAGATTTTAGCGATTTAAGTATTTTGCCGGAACTTTATTCAGAAATTAATTCATTAGTTAATAGATTATCGGAAAAAACTAACGGCGATTTGGGCAAAAGAAAATAGGAGGCTAGAAAATGAACATAAGATATTTGAGTAATAAAAGAAGTGAAGAGAAAGAATCAGTTTTTAAAACCAAAATCATACCTCCAGAAATCTTGAAATCGTTAAATATTAAAATGCAAGGAGATAGAAACTGCTGTTATGGAGTATTAGAAATCAATGGAAAACAATTAAGAAAAGGAATTACAGCGGTCAAGTTAGATTTAAAAGCAGGATCATTACCAGTTGTACAAGTGGAATATCACCCATTCACGATCAGCGAAGAAATGCAAAGACTAATATGGTCTGGAAAATACTAAAAATCATAATTTAGGAGGAAGAAAAATGAATAACATCAAACAAGCAATTATTAAATTAGAAACAATTTTAGAAAATGGTAATGAAAAAGAGAATAGATTATTCGTTAAGTACAACACTATAAAAAACATTTTAGATTTACTTGAAAAAGATCAAGAGCTAAAAATCATCGAAATGGAAGTAGAGCTGAATGGAGTAGAGGATTCCATAGAAAACGCCGCTTTGTTAGAAAAGAGATTAAGTGAAGCCAAATCTTTGGTGGAAGACTTGGCTAACACTATAAACTCGTTAGAAATTAAGGTGAAGTGAAGCTTTTCCAAAAAGAATAGGAGGTTAAAAAATGAAGGACTTTGAAATGATGGAAGCAATTAAACAAAAACGGCTTGAATGTAAATTAGTAATTTTGGAAAATTTTGAATCGAGTTTTAAAGAAGCCCTCAATAAGGGAGATTCCGCCATGGTGTCGGCTTTAGCGGAATCATTGAAAACAGTTATTAAATAGTGAACTCAATGTAAAGGACATCATTTGAGTTCATTAGAAAAACTTTCGATAAATCGTTTTCTAACTCGTTTGCACCCTTATAAATGATTTTGTAAGTTTTATCGGCTTCTAAATAAAAATCATTTAAATCAAAACTTTTGTTATCTGGAAAAGATGTAATGCTTATAACGCCCATTAGAGCAATGGGCTGGTCATCAGAGATACCTTTGAACATTATATCCATGCGATTTTTCACAAATTCCACCTCCCTTCACAAAAACTATAGCACTGTGAAAGGGCGAACAGAAAGGAGAACAAAATGTCAAATTTACAAGTAATTGCAAATGATATGTTGCCAGTTTTAGAAAATGAAAAAGGCGAGAAATTTGTAAATGCACGGGAACTACATCAAAGCTTGCAAGTTGGAAAAAAATTCACTACTTGGATTACTGACAAGCTTAGTAATTATAGATTTTCAAAGGATGAAGACTATTTCCCGATTTTGGGAGAAAGTACATTCGGTAGACCCAGAACAGAATACTTATTAACTTTAGACACTGCTAAAGAATTAGCAATGGTACAAAACAATGAAATGGGTCGAGCAATTAGAAAATACTTTATTGAAGTAGAAAAACAAGCGAGGAAATTAGCAACTGAATATCCAACATTTTCATACATGATAGACGACCCAGTCGCTAGGGCTAAAAAATGGATTGAGGAGCAACAAGAGAAGCAAGAAGCATTAAATCAAATTGAGGAACAAAAACCGAAAGTGATTTTTGCAGATGCTGTACAAACGAGCGAGAATACAGTTTTAGTAAAAGACTTAGCGACAATCCTTAAACAAAATGGCTTAGATATTGGGCAAAACAGGCTTTTTGAATGGCTAAGAGGAAGCGGATATTTGCTAAATAAAGGGACTTATTATAACAAGCCATCGCAAAAGGCAATGAATTTAGGATTGTTTGAACAAAAAACACATATTCATACAGATAGAAATGGCTTAATGATAACTACCTATACACCTCGAGTTACTGGCAAAGGTCAAATATACCTATTAAACAAATTATTAGAAGAACACAATCAAGTCATAATTTAAGCGCCGCCTACCACAACGGCGCTCGCAGACAACAATAGCCACGGGGAGCGACTAACAATAGTATATAACGATAAGTTGTTAATTAGTCGCTGAAAAATAAACAAAAAGGATTGAGATATTATGTTTCAAAAATCAACATATGCACAAAATGCGATGCGAGTTTTAGCAGAAACTCATTCGCAAAAAGAACTAGCGATAGACAGCTATGTAACCGCCGCTTTAATAAGTAATCAAGCAAAAGGAAAGCGTACAGTTTCACTTGAACAAGCAGAACAGTTAATTGATAGCTATAACGAACCAGAAAGCACCTATTTATTCGCACATGAATTTTCAAACGGAATGATACCTCCACTTTTCGACGGCTTAGACAATCACCACGCTTCTTTAACTAACCGTTTTGAACTAGAAGTTGAAGAAGCAATAAACACGCTAAAAAATGGCTTAGAAACGATGACATATAGCTTAAGAAAAGGTGACATGTTACAACGAGAAGCAGCTAAACAAGCTATTTCAGAAATAACAGATGTAGTTGCATCTGCATTAACTCTGAACGCAAGTATTGCGAAAGCTTTCAACATAGATTTACAACAAGTTTTAAACAAACGTGATCAATATTATCAAAAATCTGGACTAGTAAGGAGTTGCGGAAAATGAGCGAAGTTTTAGTATCAGCTAGTTACGAAAGCTACGAGTCGAAGAATATTAATTTCACAGAAATAAACAACATTGTAAAAGAGCGATTTAAAAAGATTGATGAAGTTGAGCGCAAAAAAAGAGCTGAAGCTTTTAACAAAAAGTACAAAGTCACTAAAGAGCTTGTAGATGGACATTTGCGTGAAATTATTATTCCGAGGCGCGCGATATGAGGAACCAACTTTTATTCAGCATCTTAGTAATAACAGCAGCGGCGTTAGCTTTAATAAACTTATGTAATTTGATTTTAATTCTGATTTTAATTTAGGAGGGCTACAACAATGACAGAAAGAGTTTTCAGAAAGACAACAAACTTCGGAGATAGCGAAATTCATACAAATAGTAAAACAAAAATGATAGCTAATCCGGCGTTTCAGCAGAAAATCCCATTAAACGAAACAGGTTGCGACAACATGACTGACTATATAGAAGAGTTGAAGTTAAAAGGTTATGAGGAGGTCACGCGCTGATGGATGTATTTATGGTAATGATTTTCGTGTCGTTTATGTCTGTGATTGCAGGTTTTTGGCTGAGAGGAAGTGATAAACGTGGTTGAGAATCCGATGGTTGTTGATGATCTTTGGGACGATGGTTTTAGACATTAAAAAAGCACGCATAGCAGTGCGCGCTTTAAGGATTTGAGATATTACCTTAACAAAATTATACCTCAGGTCCATTAAAAAATCAATGGAGGTAACATATATGTGGTTTTTAACAACCTATTCAAATATCAAAGTAAAAGTGTTTGATTTTAGCGAAAGTGAAGCGGCAACCGAATTATTTAATTATCTTCGCTTCTATCAAAGTAATAAAGAAGGAAGTAAAGAATTCGACGATTTAATTAAGATATACCAGTTGTTAGTTGGAGAAGAAGGAGTGGTTAACGTATGAATGAATTAGGAATGGAATTATCTAAACAGCAGGGGAACGGAGTTATGGCTCATGCGACGGCGAGTCGTGAAATGGAGGAAGTAAAAGGGCAAATTTTTATGGCGCAAAATTTCCCCCGAAATCAATATCAAGCAGAAATCCGAATTTTAGAAGCATGTAAACGACTTAGATTAGCGGAAACTGCAATCTATCAATATCCGCGAGGTGGTCAAAAAGTAATTGGTCCATCAATTCGCTTAGCAGAAGTGTTAGCGCAGAATTGGGGAAATATTAGCTTTGGTGTTAAGGAATTAGAAAGAAACGACCACGAGTCTACAGCAATGGCTTACGCATGGGATGCTGAAACAAATACTAGAACAGAAAAAATATTCACCGTGCCACACAAACGAACAACTAAAAAAGGAACGCAGATGGTTACTGACGAACGAGATATATATGAGCTTGTAGCTAATATGGGGTCGCGCCGATTGAGAGCTTGCTTATTGAGCGTTATTCCCGGAGATATAGTAGAAGCCGCAATGCAACAATGCAATGAAACATTAAGAAATGGCGGCGGAGAAAAACCGCTTAAAGATCGCGTTGGGGCTATGTTGACTTATTTAAAAGAACAGTTCGGTGTTACTCAAAGTCAAGTCGAGAAACGTTTTGGGTATAAAACTGACTCATTTACTGAATATGACTTAGTACAGACTAAAAACATAATTAATTCGATAAAGGACGGTATGTCAAAAATAGAAGATTGGTTCGATAAGGATTTACCAAAAAAAACGGACTCTTCGAAATCTGAACTCGCAAAAGAATTGGAACCAGAAAAAGAAGAGGTGAAAACAGATGACAAAGAACAAGCCGTTGAAACTGACCAAGGAAAACTATTATAGTCAAGCAGCTAATTTAGATTACATGTCCGTTTCACAATTCAAATCTTTTATGGATTGCGAAGCACGGACAATGGCAGAACTTCATAAAGAATGGTCTCGCAACGAATCTACAGCGCTTTTAGTTGGTTCCTATACGCATACAGCATTTGAGTCAGAACAAGCTTTTAACGACTTTGTTTCTGAGAATGAAAAGAAGATTTATAAAGCAAGAGGAACAGGGAAACGGGCAGAGTTTGAACAAGCTGATTTAATGATTGAAACAATTAAAAAAGACCCGCTTTCAATGATTGTAATGGATGGAGAAAAAGAAGCTATTGTTACTGCAAATTTATTCGGAACAACTTGGAAAGCAAAATTAGATGTACTTAACCATGATAAAAAACGTATAGGCGATTTAAAGACCACACAGGAGCTACAGAAACGCTTTTGGTCGGTCAAATACAACGGTTGGGTATCTTTTATCCAAGCATATGATTATGTGCTTCAAATGGCTGTTTATAAAGCTATGGTGGAATGTCAATTTGAAGGAGACTATAAACCTTATATTGTAGCAGTCACAAAACAAAATCCGCCAGATAAAGCGGTAATACAATTCCATCAAAACTGGTTAGATAGTGAATATAGTTTTTTGGAAGAAAAAATGCCACGAGTTATCGCAGTTAAGAATAAAGAACTTGATGCAATAAGATGTGAAGAATGTGAGTATTGCCGAGCAACTAAACAATTAAAAGATGCTATCGATTTAGAAGACTTATTGAAGTAGGATAAGGCAGGGGAATTGCGATGGATGGTTATATAGCTTTACACAGAAAAATTATTGATAGCTGGATATGGCAAGACCCTGAGTTTTATCGGCTTTGGTCATACTGCCTTATCAAAGCGTCATTTAAAGAAAGAGAAATATTTTTAGGTCAACAAATAGTCAAATTAAATCCGGGTCAATTTGTAATCGGAAGAGAAAAATTAGAAGAGGCAATGAACATAGGACTGAAAAATAAACGAACAGCGGTTACGTGGTGGCGACGACTTCAAAAGTTAGAAAAAGCTCAAATGTTGAACATCAAATCGTACAACAAATTTTCAGTTGTAACCATTGAAAACTGGGGGTTTTATCAAGGTGGCGACATAGAAAACGAACAGCAAAATGAACAACAAACGAACAACAGATGTACAACAGATGTACAACAGACGATCACAAACAATAAAGATAATAAAGAGAAGAATGATAATAAAGATAATAATAAACGTCAAAACAAGTTTGACGAGGTTCATTTATCTTTAGCTAATTTATTGTTTGAAATGATTAAGTCAAATAACCCAGAAGAAAAAGTTCCAGATGTTGAAAAATGGGCTCATGACATCAGAATCATGATTGAACAAGATAAGCGAGATGCTGAAAAAGTTAAGAATGCAATTATCTGGTCACAGAAAAATGATTTCTGGTGCGGTGTTATTAAATCGCCGAAATCTTTAAGGAAAAATTATGATCAGATGGCGACGCAACGTAATAAGCCAGTTGCAAACAAGCCCACTTTCAACAAATACAACAAACAAACGAAACCAGAAATATTGCCGGACTGGTTCGACAAGAATCAGCAAGAAGCGCATAAACAACCAGAGATGACGGAAGAAGAGCGAGAAGAGAAGAAAAAAGCTTATGAAGAGGTAATGCGAAAACTTGGAAGAGGCGACGAATTGGAGGCTCACAAATGAAAACAATCGCAAATGAGTACAAAGAATACATCACAGAAAGAATAAGGCTAGGTGACAACGGTATAAAGCTAACTGCTTATAGTTTTGAAAATGGCTATCAAGCGAGAGTGATAGAAAACCTTGATTCTAATTTTGTATCACTCGTACTTGTAAAGTCTCATGACGGAAAAAACTCTATAAAAGATATTTTGCTTAAATTAACGAATGAACAACTGATTGAAAAGCTAGAAGAGATAAAGAATTATGAGTGAGAACGGAGGCTAAATGGATGGTTCAAATTCTTGAACTTTTTGGAGGAATTGGGGCTCCGCGAAAAGCACTTGAAAATTTAGGGGTGGATATTAAAAGCCTCGACTATGTAGAAATATTGCCCTTCGCCGTTCAAGCTTACAACAACATCTTTTCAAATGATTATGTAGCGCAAGATGTCACGAAGTGGAACATGAGCGTAGATTTACTCATTCACGGCTCGCCTTGTCAGGATTGGTCAAAAAACGGTCTTAACAACATTAATACTGGTCGTTCAATTTTATACGAGCGGACACTAGAGATAATTAAAAGCGAATTAACACCTAGGCCTAAAAAAGTAGTGTGGGAAAACGTTCCTAATCTCTTATCTGATAGACACAGAATGCACTTTGATCATTATTTAGATTCGATGGAATCTTTTGGATATACCAATCATTTTAAAATATTAAACGCTCGCGACTTCGGCATACCGCAGAATCGCGAAAGAGTTTTTGTTGTGAGCGTGCTCGGAAATAATACAGGATTCCAATTCCCGGAAAAAATAGAGTCGGCTATGAGCCTAAAAGATTATATTGATTTTGAGGTGGACCCGACAGATTACGCCTTATCCGAAAACGAAAAGCAACTATTTTTCAGAGAAAATAATAAGTTATTCATTCACACAAATACAAAAAAAGGGTTTCAAGAAGTAGAACAATTCGACTCTGTGAATGTAGAAAGACCGACAAGCAAAACTAGGCGAGGGCGCGTAGGTAAACAAGTTGTTCAGACAATAACGACAGGAGCAACACAAGTTATTTATTACGATAAAGTTGTTCGACACATAACTGCAAAAGAGTACTTGCGATTAATGGGCTATAGCGATATTGACTACTTTGCAATGCGAGAGGTGGGAATATCTGACAGACAAATAATTAAACTCGCAGGTAATTCTATTGCAGTGCCAGTTTTAGAAGCGATATTTAAGAAATTACTAGATTAGGAGGAACAAGCATGAGATTTAAAGAAGGCGATAAAGTGCAATTTATAGAAAATAATGAACTTATCATTGGCACAATAAAACGTGTTAACAACGATGTTGGTTGGGTAGACCTGAAAGTTTCAGATTTAAGTTGGTTTTTCCGGAAATTAGAGGATGTCGTTAAGGTAAAAGAGCCGGAATTGATAGCCGTTCCTCGGTTTGCCGCGGATTGGATAAAACACTGTAAACAAAGAGAATACGATTTAGCTTGTTTGTTAGACTATGAAGATTCTGATATGTCTGCTGAAATGTACGAATGGTTAATTTCATCAGCTGATAATCAAGAACTACTCGCCCGCGCTTGGCTTGACGGCTACGAAGTCGAGAAAGAACCGCTTTATTATGTAAGGTTGCCGCTTTCAACATGGAACGATGACGCAGCCGAATTAGAAGTGATTAATATGTATGTTTTGTTAAATGTACAATCTGATGAAACATCTATTACTGGATCAATTATCAATGAAAATAAGGAATGGAGAACCAAATTAACAGAAGCGGAAATTAAAGGCATACCTGGAGGCGAAATATATTGGCAGTTTGCTGTTCTTGTTGAGGAAGCGGAGGCGTAAATATGGAATTATATGCAATAGTTGACGAGGATTTACAGGTTGCTAAACATCGTAGTAAAGGAACTCTAGCAGTGTTTAAAGACTTAGAAATGTTAAAAAAACATGCTTGGAGATATAAAGAGAGTGGAAAATTGTACAAAATTGCGGAGTTAGAACCTATTAACTTCTTTTCTTTTGAGGAAGCGGAGGGTGAAGCATGAGAGCGATTGGATTTAGAGCGTTTGTAAAAAGAAAAAAGAAAATGCTTCCTGTTACGGATTTGTGCTTTAACGAAACAGAAGCTGTAGGTGTGAGCGGTTGTGGTAATGCGAAATGTACGCTGTGCGTCGACTGGTACAGCTTTGATGATGTCGTGCTTATGCAATACACAGGTTTAAAAGACAAAAACGGCAAGAAGATTTTCGAAGGGGATGTTGTAACGGCATTTTCAAATATCAATAAATACACAGATTCATTTGCGGGAGATGTTGAGCCAACATTCTGTTTTACATCCATCGTTTATGACGGAGCATGTTTTAAAACAACATACAAGGGCGAGCCTAGTTATGTGTTGAACCAAAATGGCAGTTCGTTAGTAAAGCATATGGAAGTTATCGGCAACATACACGAAAATCCGGAATTATTGGAGGGAACGGAATGAAACAAGAAGAGTTAGACATCATATTAGAGAATCATGGGAAATGGCTGTTCAACGAAGGTGGCGATAGAGCGGATTTAAGTAATGCAGACTTAAAAAACACAAATTTAAGATTTGCAAATTTAAGACTTGCAGATTTAAGGGGTGCAGATTTAAGTTATGCAAATTTAAGATTTGCAAATTTAAGTAATGCAGATTTAAGTTATGCAAATTTAAGTAATGTAAATTTAAATTGGGTAAACTGGCAACATGTAGAAGGCTTGACAGTAATCTGCGTACAAGTAGATACGACACGTAAAAACAATCAAATAGCATATATCAAAGAATTAGACATATGGATAACAGGTTGTTTCCAAGGAACATTAGATGAACTTAAAGCGTCTGTTGAACAAACGCATGGAGATAACGAAAAGCTTAGAAAGAGATATTACAGAGTGATTGATTTTATTTTGAAAGAGGTGGCGGAATGAAGTATAAAATCACATATTTATCTCAAGAAGTGTACGAAGTTGAAGCTGAGAACGAGGAAGAGGCGATACGAATAGCAGAGTTCAATCCCATGTATCGACCAGATGCACATATAAAATTAATTGAAGATGAAAATTTGCTTGATTGCGAATTGATGAAAGAGAGGGAAGACGAATGATGAATCGTGTAGTACTTGTAGGACGATTAACAAAAGATCCGGATTTACGATATACGCCAGCTGGTGCAGCAGTTGCGACTTTTACATTAGCAGTAAATCGCACTTTCACTAACCAACAAGGAGAACGAGAAGCAGATTTCATTAATTGTGTTGTTTGGCGTAAACCAGCGGAAAATGTTGCTAATTTCTTGAAGAAAGGAAGCATGGCGGGTGTTGATGGTCGAATTCAAACCCGTAATTATGAGGATAACGACGGTAAACGCGTTTTTGTTACTGAAGTGGTAGCTGAAACAGTTCAATTCTTAGAGCCTAAAAATAACAACGCAGAAGGCGCTACATCGAATAATTACCAAAACCAAGCTAATTATTCAAATACCAATCAAACAAGCTCATATCGAGCGGATACGAGCCAGAAGAGCGATTCATTTGCAAACGAAGGTAAGCCGATTGATATTAACGAAGATGATTTGCCATTTTAAAATAAAATTTGGAGCGTGATAATGATGGGACTAGATTTAGTAGCGAAAGAACAACCAGTAGATTTTAGCATTGGATATTTCGGGTTTAATTTCATGAGAGAAAATATTGCGAAAAAACACAATAAAGATCTAGGCGTTTTATATAAAAAATGCATGAAAACAGGTTTGCTTACAGAAAACGAATTCGAGGAAGTTAAAAAATTATCCGACGGTTTATCTAGTCTTTTGTTGCATAGTGATTGTGACGGCACTTTGACTTACAAAGAGTGTAGGGATATTCGTAAAGATTTATATAAAATTGAATTTGAAGATGATGATTTTTACAAAACGAAATTAGAAGACTTGAAAACAATGATAAATTTTTGCGCAGACAAGCGAAGAACATTGTATTTTTATTAAAACATTGTGTGAATGGGAGCGATGAAAATGAGCAGAAAGGAATTAAGAAAAAAGCAATGGGAAGTTATTACGATGATTGAAAAAAGCAAGACTCTCGCAGATAGAAAAAATTTAATTAAAAAGCTAGAAACGCTAGAAGCAAGAGGAGATAAAGAGAAAGGTTTAGCTACACCAACACAGTTACTTTCGATATTTACAGTCACTGAATATAGACAATTGAGTAAAAAACTTACTGATACGGAAATAGCGGAAGATATGGGCATTAGCAGGAGCGCACTAATAGAATTCAAAAGAAAGAATGGCTTGTCTATACGTCAAAAGGTGGCAACATGACAATTAAAGAGAGGAAACAACTAATAGACGTGATCGCTAATTATACAAATCATACAGTCGAATACCTAAATAAATTATCTGACAAGGAGTTAGAAGTTATTTATGAAACAAGAGTTATCGAAGACTACCACAACTAGCAACAAAATTACAATTCCGTTGCCATTAACTGATTTAAACACTTATATAAACAAAGAGAGAGGGCACAGACAAGCCGCTGCTAAAGTAAAAAAACAAATGACCTATATTTGCGCTTGTTATGTTAAAAGAGCTATGAGCCACGGTGTGATCTTCTCTACACCGTGCCGAATTAAATTCACCTGGATTATTCCTAACAAAAAAAAAGATCCAGACAATATTGCATTTGCTAAAAAGTTTATTTTCGACGGCATGATGGAAGCGGGATTTTTAGAGAATGACAACTTAAATTATATCGAGGGCTTTTCTGATTACTTCATAGTCGATAAAGACGAAGAAAGCCGAGTGATTGTGGAGGTGGAATATGATTAACAAAATCGGAGTAACCGTTATAAGTATTGCTTTTTGGGCTTTCTGGATCCTGCTTTCTGTATTTATGTTAGGCGCGCTGATAAAAGGCGGGTTATGGATTTGGGGAAATATATTTTAGGAGGATGTTAAATGCAAATTGAAAAGTTGAATGTATTTACAAGAGAATCAATTTGTAACGGAAAGGACATAGAAATAGCTAATTATAATATTGAATTAGAAGCAATTAGCGAAGAGTCTTTTATTGATACAGCTGAAAAGGTTGAGAAAATAAGGGAGTTTATCGAAAATTTATAAAGTGATGGGGGCGACTTTATGGGACAACTATTCAATCTACCACAAATTGAAGATATAAACTACATTCAGACAGTCAGAGCAGTAAGAAAGTTCTTTAAAGACTATTTAACGCTGCGAGCGATGGCTGGTGATCGTAAATTTCCAACTATGACGACTATGTACAAGATTACGCCACCAAATTTTGGCAATGAGTTTCATTCGAAAGTAGAAGATGCTGCAATTCATAATGTCGATAACGTTCATGCAGCACAAGAAGCGGTTAAAAAATACGATGCTATTTTGAATCAACTTGAGCACATTCATAGAAAGATACTGTTTGAGAAGTTTATTCATAACTTACAAGATATAACTATTATGCTTGATATTCCTTACGAAGAAAGGCAATACAAAAGAGAGAAACGGAAGGCTGTTATTGAATTAGCGACAACGCTTGGAATTGAAGTGCTAAATTAAAAATGGCACTTTTCTGGCACTTTTTGAGTGAAAAAAGGTGATAAAATGTTATTAGTGAGAAGTGAAGATGATTACAAAAATAAATCTTATATTGAGTCTGCGCTCCACTTCTCATATCCTATCTGCACTGGATGTAAAACACGCATGCGGCGCTGACTGGTGCGTTAACCAGTTTTTTGAATATATAGCCCTTTCCATCTGTTGAAAATTGAGCAGCTGGTTTTTATTTGGTATAGTGAAAAATAAAAGGGTGTTGCAAATGAGTTTTATACTAGAGGTTGGGAGTTTAGCTGACTGGGTAAGTGGGTTAGCGACAGTAGGAGCATTGTTTTGGGCTATAAAATTAAATAGTAACGAAAATAGAAAAAGGCTAACCATATTATTTAGACATTCATTTGTTAGCAAAAAGAACGGTATAATTATAAGTGATGGAAAACCGAAAGTTTTTATAATTACTCCTGTAAATAATAGTAAATTTAGCTTGGAAATTAATTTTAGACAAATATTATTAGTGCCAAGTTTGATGGATAGATTATTATTTAGAGCAGAACCCAAAAAATTATCAAACATAGAAGCTCTTTTAAAACAGTTGGAGAATAAAGCGAATTGGCAAATTATTAAACCTAATTTATCCGGCGAACCAATAATGTTTGATTATGAATTTATTGTTAAACAAATTAAAAAATATGCAGATGGCAAGAGATTTAATTTTGCAATCGAAATACAATTTATAGATTCAACATCAAAAATATTTAAACATAAAGAGAAACTTGAGTTAAGAAAAATAAAGGGCCTGTGATGGTCCTTTTTATTTTATCAAAATAAGGGAGTGTGGTGATATGTAGTGACTAATTGGGAATTAGCTTATAAAGATTATAAAGAAGGCATGAAGTATAAAGATATTGCCGAAAAATACAACGTGTCTATAAATACAGTGAAATCTTGGAAGTCTCGGAAGTGGAGCAACCCGGAAGATAAAAAAGGTGCAACTAAGAAAAAGGTTGCACACAAAAAAGAAACTAAGTTAATAATTGAAAACGATACGCTAACAGAACAACAAAAAATGTTCTGTTTATTTTATTTACAACACTTTAATGCAACGAAGGCATATCAACAGGCATATAAGTGTGATTATAACTCCGCTAGATCTAATAGCGTTAGACTGCTAGCAAAAGATAACATTAAGCAAGAATTGAACAGATTAAAAGCAGAGTTGCAACAAGAGCTATTTGTTAATGTGCAAGACTTGATGAAAGAATATGTAAAGCAAGCTTTCGCCGATATAACAGATTTTGTTGAATTCGGTAATGATGAAGTAGCAGTGACTGATATAAACGAACAAGGCGTAATGGAAGCAGTCTTGGATCCAGTAACTGGCGAACCTGTTACTTATAAAGCGTCATTCGTTGCTTTAAAGGATAATTCAGAAGTTGATGGCTCACTTATTCAAGAAGTGAAAAAAGGCAAAGATGGCGTATCTTTGAAGCTCTATGATAAACAAAAAGCTATGTTAGAGCTCATGAAGTACTTGAAAGATAACGGAGAAGACGATAACGACCAAATTACCATCATTGACCCGTGGGGTGAACGCGATGGCTAAAAAAGAAATAGACATCCGTAAAGAAGTAAACCCGCATTTTGCTGAAGTTTGGAAAGCGGCAAAGCCTTTTAATGTCCTAAAAGGTGGTCGTAACTCGTTTAAATCATCCGTTATAGCTTTGTTACTGGTTTCTTTGTTAATACCGTATCTATCACGAGGCGAGAAAGCGAATGTGGTTGTAATTCGAAAAGTTGGAAATACAATCCGTGATTCTGTATTTAATAAAATCCAATGGGCCTTGAAAAAGTTCTTTTTGATAAATAAATTCGATACTACTGTCAGCCCCTTTAAAATAACCCATAAAAAGACGGGTTCAACTTTTTATTTCTACGGACAAGATGACTTTCAGAAACTAAAGTCTAATGACATTAACGACATTATAGCTGTTTGGTATGAGGAAGCCGCCGAGTTTAAAGACGCGGAAGAGTTCGACCAAACTAACACAACGTTTATGAGGCAAAAACAGAAAAGAGCTGCTTTTGTTCGATTCTTTTGGTCATATAATCCTCCTCGCAACCCTTACTCATGGATAAACGAATGGGCAGACCAGCAACGAAGTAATTCGACCTATTTAGTTCATGAATCAAGTTATTTGAATGACGAATTAGGTTTTGTTAATGACCAAATGCTAGATGTAATCAATCGGATAAAAGAAAATGATTATGACTATTACCGCTATTTATATTTAGGAGAAGCGGTGGGATTAGGCACAAACGTTTATAACATGAATTTATTCCAAAAACTTAAAACTATCCCGCCGGACGATAGAATTATAATGATTGACTTTGCTATCGACACTGGACATCAAGTATCAGCTACCACCTGTCTAGCGTTAGGTTTTACAGCAAAACGAAATGTCATCTTACTAGACACGTACTATTACAGTCCCGCGAATCAAGTTGTTAAAAAAGCGCCTAGCGATTATTCAAAGGAGTTACGCGAGTTCATGACTAAAATAGTTGCGAAGTATAATGCGCCTGTCGATATGCAAACGGTAGATAGTGCGGAGGGCGGACTTCGAAATCAGTACTACAAAGATTACGGTGTTAGCTTACACCCCGTCGCAAAAGGTAAAAAAGTGGATATGGTCGACTTTGTGCAAGATTTATTAGCACAAGGTCGTTTTTATTATCTTGATATTCCAGAAAATCAAATATTCATCGAAGAACACCGCAAATATCAATGGGATGTCAAAACTGTTAACACAGATAAGCCTGAGGTCATCAAAGAAGACGATCATACGTGTGATGCTTTTCAGTATTATGTTAAAGATAATTTACGCAAATTGGGGCTCAAATATTAGGAGGTGAAAACCTTGATAAACCAAATAATCGCGGGAGTGAAAGGAGTGATGCGGAGAATGGGACTATTGAAAGCACTGAAAGATGTAACGGAACATAAAAAAGTAAATGCTAATGATGAAGATTATAAGTATATTGACATATGGAAACGATTGTACCAAGGCCATTATGCTGAATGGCATAATCTCAATTACGAACACAATGGCAATCCAGTCAAAAGACGCCAATTATCTATGAATTTGCCGAAGGTCACAGCTAAGTACATGTCAAAGCTTCTTTTTAACGAGAAAGTGAAAATCAATATCGATGATGAAGCAGCAGAAGAGTTCGTGCTTAACGTACTCAAAACAAACGGTTTTACGAAGAATATGGAGCGGTACATCGAATACGGAGAAGCGATGGGCGGTTTTGTGATAAAGGTATACCACGACGGCAATAAAAACGTCAAGGTTTCATTCGCGACAGCTGATTGCATGTATCCTCTCTCAAATGATAGCGAGAATGTAGACGAATGCGTTATTGCTAATAGTTTCCACAAAAACAATAAATATTATACGTTGCTTGAGTGGAATGAGTGGCAAGGCGATGTGTATACAGTCACGACAGAACTTTATCAGTCAGACACGCCGAACGAGCTTGGTACAAAAGTAAGTTTAAAACTGTTGTTTAATGATATTGAGCCAGTTGTACCACTACCAAAATTTACCCGCCCATCGTTCATTTATATCAAACCTAATATAGCGAATAACAAGAATTTAACGAGCCCGCTCGGCATTTCTGTTTATGCTAACGCATTGGACACATTAAAAACGCTTGATTTGATGTTCGATTCATACTATCAAGAATTCAAATTAGGCAAAAAGAAAGTTTTGGTGCCTTCGAGTTTCGTTAAAACGGCAGTCGGATTCGATGGTTCAACTACACAATATTTCGACTCAACCGATGAAGCCTTTTTCCTTTATCAAGGTGACCAGGATGCAGATGGTAAATCAGTAAAAGATATATCTGTTGAGATACGTTCAACGGAGTTCATCGAGTCTATAAACGCAATGCTACGTATTTATGCGATGCAAGTTGGATTATCTGCTGGCACATTCACTTTCGATGAAAACGGCTTAAAAACAGCTACAGAAGTTGTAAGCGAGAAGTCAGAAACTTATCAAACTAAAAACAGTCATTCGCAATTAATTGAACAAGGTATAAAAGAAATGATTGTGAGCATTCTCGAAGTTGGAAAATTTATCGAAGCTTATAGCGGCGATATAGTTGAGTTAGACACTATTACAGTCGATTTTGACGATTCTATAGCACAGGATGAAGATACAACAATTAATCGTTATACGAATGCGAAAAATCAAGGTATGATTCCGCTGAAAATTGCTCTACAGCGCGCTTGGAATATTACAGATGCAGAAGCGGAAGAGTGGAAAGAAGAGATAGAAAAAGATGCACGAGCGGAAATTCCGGGGAATGATTTATCTGGATTGTTGGGAGATATTGAGCTGCCAGATGAAAACGCGGATGGGACATTAGAAGCTAGTGCTGTTGCAGGCGAAACTATTCAAGAGGTGTCACTAAATGGCGCTCAAATAACTTCATTAGTCAATATAGTTCAATCAGTGGCTAAAGGAGAGCTTCCTTATAATTCAGCACTTGAAATGATTGTTGCTGCATTTCCATTTGACGAAGAAAAAGCGAGAAAGATTTTAGCGGATGCTGGCAATGGCTTCACTATCAAAGAGAAGGAAAAGACCTCTAAAAAGGAAGTGGATTAGATGGCACTAACTCCACGGCAACTTGACTTGTTTGCGCAACCGGTCGTTGATGTGTACACAACGCTCGAAAATGAATTGTTCACTCTTATTGTTCGACGATTGAAAACAAAGAAAAATATCAGCGCCGACAATGTTCTGGCTTGGCAAATAGAAAAACTTAATCAAGTTCATGCACTAGATCAGCAAATGATTGAACGAATTTCCAAAGCTTCCGGCGTTTCAGCTAAGAAGCTTTTTTCTATTGTTAAAGATGCGGGATACAGCGATTTAAAACAAGTAGATAACTATTTCAGTAAATTAGCTGAAACAGGCGCTGTGTTGCCACTAGTAAGCGATGGGCAAACGATAGTCGATAAAGTAATGAGAAGTTATTTTAAGTTAGCACAAAGTAACTATAATCGCGTCAATCAAACGATGTTATCGCAAGCAAGACAAATCTATTCAGATATCATTCACGAAACGACACAGAGCGTCTTAGCTGGTTTAAAAACACATAGACAAGCATTAGCTGAGGCAGTAACTAAATTCGCTGAAAATGGCGTTCCTGCGCTTGTAGACAAGGCAAATAAAAGGTGGACACCTGAAGCTTACGTCCGAACTGTTACAAGAACAACCGTCAACAGTGTTTATAACAGCATTGAAGATGAGCGGATGGGTGAATACGGCGTTGATTTAGTACGTATTTCACAACATGTAGGCGCTCGACCAACATGTTCAATCATTCAAGGCAAAGTTATCTGTTTGTTATCTGTTGAAGAAACAAAAACGAAATACGGCAATAAATACATGTCTATTTATTCGCCGGAACTCAGATATGGATACGGCGATGGTGTTTTCGGCTGTAATTGCCGTCATCATCGTTTCCCGTTCGTTGAGGGCATTAACGTAGCGCCAGAAGATAGTGAGTTAATAGACGAAGAAGAAAACAAACGCGTTTACATGTTGAGTCAGCAACAACGTTTAATGGAACGAGACATAAGAGCGTCTAAACGCAAATTATCAGCTGCCGAAGAGCTCGGCGATGAACTGGCAGTTAAAAAAGCGAAACAGGCTGTTAGAACGAAACAAAGCAAGCTAAGAGCATTTGTAAACACACATAAATTAACAAGGCAATACAGCAGAGAATAAGTATATGCCTAATATTCGACCTGTTCGGAAGTCGTAAAAAGACGGCTCTCGCGGTCGTTGCCGCGTAAAAATATCGAAGGAGGAACGAAAATGCAAAGAGAATATCTAAAAGGTTTGGGCTTGGAGGATGAAGTCATTAATAAAGTGATGGCCGAGAATGGTAAGGATGTTACAGCTGCTAAGCAACAATTATCTGAGGTGGAAGCAGAGAGAGACGGCTTAAAAAGTCAGCTGACACAACGGGACAAGGATATTGATGATTTGAAAAAGGATTCTGGTACTGGTGAAGAATTGAAAAAACAAATCGAGGACTTACAGCAAAAAAACAAAGATTTAGAGTCTGATTACCAGTCCGAAATTGCCGAAACGAAGAAAAATTCAGCTATTGAGCTAGCGCTTGCTGGTGCAAAAGCGAGAAATCCAAAGGCGGTAAAAGCGCTTTTAGATAACGACAAACTAGAACTAACAGACGAAGGTCTGAAAGGCCTTGATGAACAGCTGGGAGCATTGCAGGAAAGCGATGCTTATTTATTTGCTCAAGAAAGTGAAAAGGTTCCAAAATTCGGATTTAGTGGTAATCCGAAGGCGCCAGCTGGTTACGACGGTTCATTAAAAGAAAATTTAAAATCAGATTCATTTAATTTAACAAAATTTTTAACGGAAAAAGGAGAGAGTGAATAATGGCAAATGAAATCACAAAATTATTAGATGTAGTAACACCAGAGGTTTTTAATACCTACATGGATAACTTTACATCAGAAAAATCGGCAATCATTCAATCGGGAATTGCAGTAGCTGATCCAAGCGTTGCGCAAAATATCACAGCGGGCGGATTACTTGTTAATATGCCGTTTTGGAACGATTTAGATGGTGAAGACGAAACTTTAGGTGACGGTGAAAAAGGACTAGAAACAGGGAAAATCACGGCTAGCGCTGACATTGCAGCTGTAATGTATCGTGGTCGTGGCTGGTCAGTCAATGAACTTGCGGCGGTCATCTCGGGAGACGACCCTTTGAATGCTTTAATGGGGAAAATCGCTTCTTGGTGGATGCGTCGTGAGCAAACTGTACTAATTTCCGTGTTAAATGGACTATTTGCTAAAAACGGTGCATTAGCGAGCTCTCACTTGCTATCAAAACCAACATCTGCAATTTCGGGGAATTTGGTATTAGATGCAAAACAATTACTCGGGGATTCTGCAGATCGTTTAAACTTAATGGTTATGCATTCAGCAGTGTATACAGCATTGCAAAAACAAAACTTAATTGCATTTATCCCAAATGCTCGGGGAGAAGTTAATATCCCGACTTATTTAGGATACCGTGTAGTTGTAGATGATGGAGTACCTTCCACAGGAACAGGCGCGGCAAAAGTATATACATCGTATTTATTCGCAACTGGTTCTATCGGAAGAAACACAGGTAACCCAGCTAAGTTAACAACTTTCGAAACGGCTCGTGATGCATCCAAAGGTAATGACCAAGTATTTACTCGACGTGCTTTCACCATGCATCCATATGGAGTTAAATTTAAAAATGCTGTTCGTAATGCTAACGAAATCACTCCGACGAATGCAGACTTAGCGAAAGCTGGAAACTGGGAAAAAGTTTACGAAGATAAACAAATCGGTATTGTTGGTATTCAACATTTAGTTGAAGAATTGCCAGCTGGCGGGGCTTGATAAAAGGGGGCGAATATTATGCCTTACACAACACTGGAATTTTATACTAATGAATACGCTGGGGAGCATTTGGAACAGGATGAATTTGACAAATTGTTAAAACACGCTGAAAGAAAAATCGATTCAGTGACATTTTATCGAATTCGAAAAAGCGGAATTGAGTCATTCAGTGAATTTATTCAGCATCAAATACAGTTAGCTACTTGCAACCAAATCGAGTATTTCAAAGAGGCGGGCGGAACAAGTGAGCTAGCTGTATCTAAGCCGGATAATGTGAGCATCGGAAGAACTTCTATTAGTGATAGTAACTTTGCATCAACCGCCACATCACTTAATAACGGGCTGATTGGAAGCGATGTGAGGTCTTATTTAGCACCAACTGGCTTATTATACAGCGGGGTAGGTGTTCGCTAATGAAAGTAGTAAAGCCGCCGACAAATGTCCCTCAATTGCCTCTTGACTGGCTAATTCATAACATTAGCTATGAAGCGTACAAAGAAGAAGATAGACATAATCAAGTCGTTTATGAAAAAGGCATTGAGATTGAACATGTTCGTGTTGATTTCTCAAAATCAAATCAAATCGCGGGATTGTCTGATAGTGATAGATATGATGCGGTTATTTTTATTGATGCGGTGAACAGCATGAACATGCCAAACGATTTTATAAGTAGATCTAAAATATATTTCTCTGGAAAAGCTTATAAGATTGTTAAAGTTATACCTTGCTATGCGACTTCTAATAGCGTGCATCATTGGGAAATCGAGGTGGTTTGATGCCGATTAAAGTACGTGTGGACCTCTCAAAAGCAAAAGGGAGCGTAAAAAAGGCGAAAGAAAGAGGTCAGTTTGCTTTAATTAATCAAGCGGCCGCTGATATTGCGCTTTATGTGCCGTTTTTAAGCGGTGACTTGTCAAATCAATACGTTATCATGAATGACAAAGAAATTATGTGGACATCTATTTATGCACGACGGCTGTATAAAGGTATAAACTTCAATTTCACACTAACACACCATCCGTTGGCTGGTCCTGAATGGGACCAACGGGCAAAAATAGATAAAATGGACGTCTGGGAAAAAGTAGCGCAAAAAGCGGTCGAGGAGGGATTATAATGTCATTAGATTTTTTAGACAGTGTCATGGATGCTATCGAAAACAACGTCGATTTAAAAGATATGAAATTAAGAACAGCGATATTAAAACCTGAATCAATTGCTTTGCTACTGACTCCAAATAACGACAAACAAGGTTATCAAGACGGCTCTTATGAGCGGTCTTTTTCTTTTAACCTAAATGCTTCTAGCAAGCAAGAAATGAAAGTGATTGATGTGTTGAATGCCATTTCTGCTTATTTTGATAATGCGGAAATTGATAGTATTCAAAGCCAAAATGGAAGCTTTGTTTTGGAGGATAAAGAAACAACTAGCGTTACGAATATTGTTTCCGTTAGCGATGATGGGACTTTTATTTATAGTGCTGGTTTCAAAATCAAATTATATATTGAAAGTGAGGAAAAATAAAAATGAGAATTAAAAACGCAAAAACGAAATATTCTGTTGCTGAAATTGTTGCTGGTGCAGGTGAACCGGATTGGAAACGATTATCAAAATGGATTACAAACGTGTCTGACGATGGTTCAGACAACACCGAAGAGCAAGGCGATTACGATGGAGATGGAAACGAAAAAACGGTTGTTTTAGGTTACTCAGAAGCTTACACATTCGAAGGTACACACGATCGTGAAGACGCTGCGCAAAACTTAATTGTCGCTAAACGTAGAACGCCGGAAAATCGCGGTATTATGTTTAAAATCGAAATTCCAGATACGGAAACGGCTATCGGCAAAGCAACTGTATCAGAAATTAAAGGCTCCGCGGGTGGCGGCGATGCTACAGAATTCCCAGCGTTTTCCTGTCGTATTGCCTATGATGAAACACCAACGATTACAAAACCCTGAAGAGAGCCCGTCCAGCGTCGAAGTGGACAAGGCGACTATTACGTTAAAAGTTGGTGAAACATCCACTATTACTGCTTCAGTATTACCTGTCGGAGCAAGTCAAGAAGTAACTTTTACTTCTTCAAATCCACCAAAGGCAAAAGTAAATGCTAGCGGCGTGGTCGAAGGGGTAGCAGAAGGAACAGCAAACATAACTGTCGCATCTAAAGAAAGCCTTTCTATCAATAAAGTAGTACAAGTAACAGTGGAAGCAGCAGATTAATAAATGAGCCCTTACTTTCAGTAGGGGCTTTTAAATTGGAGGAAATCATACATGACACAAAATAATGTAATCAATATTCAATTAGAAGAATCGTATCAAGAGTTTCAGCTTGGCACGGAACTGTTTAGAGTTGGTTTGGGTGATAAAATGCGCCGCAAATGGATTGAAGCAGATGAGAAGTACAAGAAGAAACTGGAAAAATTAAATAAATACAACATTGATAATACAGACGAAATGAGTTCAGAAGAATATTTTACATTAGAAGAAGATGTAAAAGAGGCTTTAACTGAAGCATATGCAATTTTATTGGATGACGAAAAAGCATTCGATAAATGTTATGCGCAATGCAAAGATATTTTAAAAATGTACCAAGTATACAATCAAGTTGCAGAAATCATTGTCGGTTCAGTAGAAAAACAACAAAATGAAATTCAAAAGAAATATAAAGCAAAAATGACTAAAAAAGCGAAGTGATTAAATGCTTTCGCTCGCTTTTGGAGTTAACGATATCTATGAATATGAAGGAAAAGAGTATAAGCTCGATTTAGCTTTTGACAACGTTCTAAGAGTGATTGATTTAACGGAAGATAATAGTTTGTCTGATGTGTTCAGAGCTAACCTCGCAATTGATGTGCTTTTTGCTGATGATATGCCTTGGCCACGTTCAAATGAGGAAGACGAATACGCGAATATTGAAGAAAAATCACTGGTACTTATTGATATTTTCACTAATTATATTGTTAAAGAAAATGATGATGGTCTGCTTTATGATATCGACGGAAACAAGATGCCAAGCGCTACAAACAACAATGACGATGCGGAAGAAATTGCTTCATATTCGTTAACGCAAGATGCGGATTATATCTACGCTTCTTTTTTACAAGACTACAATATTGATTTATTAGATAGTCGAGGGAAAATGCACTGGTATAAGTTTAGAGCATTGTTAGAAAGTTTGCGTGATGATACAACAATTAAAACGATAATCGGCATTAGGCAAGCGGAATTACCTTCTGGGAAAGGAACAGAAAAAGAACGAAACGAATTAATTAAACTGAAAAACAGATATAAGTTAAAAGATTAGAGGTGAGAACATGAGCGATGGATCAGTAGTAATTGAGATTAGTTTAGACGATAAAAAAGCAGATAAACAACTTGATGCGTTTGAAAAAGATTTGGCAAAAGCAGGAACAAACGCTGGGGCGGCATTAGATAAAGCATACAGAGAAGCAGTGTCTGATATTGCTAGTCAATCAAAACGATTAAAAGACACATTTGTTAATGCGTTTAAAAGCATGGGAAACGCAGGCTCAAATGCTTTAAAAGCTAGTTTAAACTTTATACGTGAGTTACCTTCTAATGTACAAGCGGCACTATCTAAACTTGCATCCACTGTAAAAACTGGATTCGTAAACGCTGCTAAAGCATCTATTACAGCGGTTAAAAATCTTGGAACGAGTATCAAAAACACAGCAGTTAATATCAAAAACGGCTTCTTTTCAATTGCTAAGACAGTACAAAGTAGTATTGTGTCAGCTGTTAAAATATCAATTAATGTCATTAAATCCATCCCCGGCGCAATTAAAAGCGCTGGAATCAGTATTAAATCCGCATTAGTAAGTAGTTTACAAGCAGCTAAATCGGCTGCTATTTCTTTTGCTCAAACTACTGTAAAAGTTATTAAAAGTATTCCAGGAGCTGCTAAAACAGCGGCTACAGCAGTGAAAAACAGTTTCGTAGTAGCTTACAAAGCGGTGGTAGTTGCTGCTTATATGAGCGTAAAAGGAACTATTAGCGCTGTGAAAGCTATTCCTAGTGCTACAAAATCAGCAGCGTTAGCAGTAAGTAGCGCAATGAAAACAGCTTTTAGCGCTGTAGCAAGCGCGGCGAAAACGACAGGAACAACAGTGAAATCAGCATTAAAAACAGGCTTTAGCGCTGTGAAATCCGGAGCTAAAGCGGCTGGCCAAGCTGGTATTTCAGCATTAAAAGGCCTAGGGAATATTGCAAAAAGCACTGGTTCGTTAATTAAAAGTGGATTAGTAAGCGGATTTAACGCAGCGAAAGCGGCGGCGAAAGGTGCAGGCGCCGGAATGCGTGAAGCGCTTAAAAATTCAGTTGAAAAGCCCGCCGAACAAGCTCGCTTTAGTATTCTCAGATTAGCAGCAGCGTTCGGATTAATTGCAGCAACTAAAAATGTTGTGGGTAGCGCTATTGGTCGAGTTGATACGATTGATACTGCAACTAAATCGTTAACAGTCCTTACTGGTTCAGCAAAAGATGCGCAACTAGTTATGACAGACCTTACAGCGGCTATCGATGGTACACCAATTGCGCTCGATGCCGTCGCTTTAGGCGCTAAAAAAATGGTTGCGGCAGGCATGAAAGCGGCGAATGTAAAACCTGTATTCACCGCTATTGCTGACGCTGCCTATGGTGTCGGAAATGGTTCAGAATCAATTGACCAGATGACAGATGCTATCTCAGCATTACAAGCGTCTGGTGTTGCTTATGCAGACGATATTAACCGTTTAGTTGACGCGGGTGTTCCTGCTTGGCAAATTTTAGCGAATTCGACTGGTAAATCTGTTGGAGAAATGAAGAAATATGTTTCCGAGGGATCATTAGAATCAACTAGAGCTATTGCAATGCTAACAAAAGGTATCGAAGAAGGAACAACAGGAATGGCTGGGAACACGGCTAAAATGGCAGGTCTAGCAAAAACAGCAGGTAACACTATCAGCGGTTCATTTGCGAACATGAAAACGGCAGCTGTTAAGAGTCTTGCGAATATCGTAGAAAACCTAAAAGGTCCGATAATTCAGGCGTTAGACGTTGCTAAAAACGCATTCAAACAGTTTGCGGCAGTAACAGCAAGCCCAGAATTCCAGAAAAAACTTTCTGATTTAATTCAGAAAATAAAAGAGTTTATACCTGTTTTGATTGAGTGGGCACCACTATTGGCAAAAGTTGCCGCAGGATTTGTAGCTTTTAATATTATTAGTAGCGTATTTTCAAAAGTAGCTAAACTAGCAGGAGCGATAAAAAGTTTGACGTCTAGCGGGTCACTACTTTCAGTTGTAGCTAATACAATTAAAGGGTCATTCGTTAAATTAGTAGGAACACTCGGCTCAACAACTGCTGCTTTTGGCGTTGTTGTTGCGGCGGTTGGCGCAGTGATAGCTGTTATCTATGGAATGTATACCGCTTTTAAGGAAAACACGGCGGGGATAAAAAGCTTTCTATCTGGCATGTGGGAAGCGGTGAAAAACTCATTCGGCAAGATAATAGATGTTTTCAAACAAATAGTATCAGCCCTAAAACCCGTCGGAAGCGGGTTTAAAGACATATTGAAATATATCGGCGTGGGGGCGTGGATTGTACTTGGTTTCGCTTTAGCTGCTGTAGTTGATATTATTCAAGTATTAGCGCGAATTGTGTTAGTAGCTATTAAAGCGCTACAGGGGCTGTATTACGCGATAAAATCGGCATTTCAAGCTCTACATTGGGATTTGAAAGGTGCTAAGAAAAGCTTAGAGCAATCAAAAGATGCGTTTGTCGAAGCAGGTTCAGCAATAAAAGATGCTTTTAATAAAGATAACTATGCGTTAACTGGAACAGTTGAAGCATTCAAACAAATGGGCGGAGAAGCCGAAAAAACAGCAAAGAAAACTGAAACATCCGGCAAGAAAATAAAGGAAACATTAAAACTTGTAGAAACAACTGCCAAACAAACTGAAACAACTGTTTCGAAGTCGAATCAAGCAATAGATACGATGCTGAGCGGCGGAGTTGATCAGTATGGAAAGAAACTTAGTGAAAAAACTGAGTCATTCTTAAATGCAGCTAAAGACCTTTACGAACAATATCAAGAAGCAACTAAAAAGTCTCAAGATAAATATAGCGTAGCTATGGAAAAGGCTCAGAGTCTCGAAGGAGATAAACGTAAAAAAGCTATAGCAGATGCAAATAAAACTTTAGTAGACGAAACAACAAAGAATAATAGCACGTTACTAACTTTGCAAAGCGATTATTCAAATATGCTAAAAACAAATCGTTGGGCTGACGGGCAAGAGTTAACTGCTCAACAGAAGAAGTTTTTACAACAACAAACTACTGATATTCAAACAGAGTTAGCGAAACAAAATCAGCTGTATGTTGAAGCGAACTTATTGCGACTAGAACAAGGTAAAAGCTTAAATGAAAAGGAAAGAAATACGAGCTTAGAAGTTCAAAAGAGCTTATATGAAGAAAAGAAAAAAGCTGTTGAAACTGGCGAGAAATCGCTTGCTGATTTGAAAAAGAAAAAAGCGGACGCTTCAACTGAAACCGAAAAAGCAAACTATCAAATTCAAATTGACGAGCAAACGAAGAAAAACAAGACGCTGTCTACAAACTTAAAAAACTGGGCAACTGAAATGAACGCAATAATCGCAAATGGGGGCACTTTAAACGCTGAAACATTTGCGAGCGGGTTATCTCAACTTGGAAATATTAGTGATGAACAGTTGTCTGCGTTGTGGCAAAATTTTGTTTCTACAAGCACTTCAATTGATAATACATTGTCTGGTTTAGCTGCAATCATGGGTCAACGCGGTGGAGAAGGTGTTCAGGCGTTTGTTACAGCACTTCAAAGCGGAGATTATACAACAGCTGCATTAAATATTAATAACGATGTTATGAATACTCTTTCAACTTTGCCAAATGGCATGTTCCAAAACGGGCAAAGTGGCAAGGACCAATTTATCACTGCGATTAAATCGGGAGATTTTCAAGGAGCTGGCAAATTTTTACTTGATGGAGTGAAGTTAGGAGCATCTCCTCTTCCGGGCGAGATGAACAATATCGGAAAACAAGGCGGAAATGCAAACGCGGACGGCTTGAAGAGTACAGCTGAAGCAAATAAAAGCGCTGGCGCCGAACTCAAAAACAATGCAAAAAATGGCGCTTTTGACCCGAATTTATTCAAAATGACAGGAGCAAATAACGCATCTGGTTTTAATGGCGGGATATTAGACGGAAAAGGAAATGCTTTTTCAGCAGGGACTGGTATAGGTAACTCTGCTAAAAGTGGCGCGGCCTCTGTTGATTCTAGCGGAGTTGGTTCTGACTTCGCATCTGGCTATGTTGACGGAATTCTAAGCGGTATGAAGAAAGTTGGTGAAGCAGCAGGCTCTTTAGCTAATAAAGCGCTTCAAGCAGTAAAAGATGCACAAAAATCTAAATCACCTTCAAAAAAAGCAAAAAAATTAGGTAGAGACTTTGGTTCTGGTTACTCGCTAGGTATCGCAGATAAAAATAAAGCAGTAACAAAAGCAGCAAATAATCTTGTTGCTGGGGCGTTAGGAACTGAAAAGCAAATCAAAAAACTATCTACTACGCTGAAAGACAAAATATCCTCAGCGATTGACGCGGGATTACATTCTAAGAATAAGAGTGCCGGGCAACTTAAACAAGCGAAAGCGTTAAGTAGCATAGAAGGCTATATCGGGCAACAAACAAACAAGCTAGCGGCAACAGCTAAAAAACGTGATAAAGTAGTCGCTCAATTAAAAGCCGCTAACACAAAAATGGCAGATTTGACGAAACAAAGTAAAGAGTATGCTGCTTCAATCACTGAAAAAATGAAAAGTTATGGATCAATTAGCAATGTAGACCCAGAAAATCCAAAATCAATCCAAGCAGAAATGCAGAAACGCTTAAAAGAAATTAAAGCTTTTCAAGCAAATGTTGAAAAATTGCGTAAAAAAGGCGTTAGCAAAGATATTATAAACGACATTTTGGAATCGGGAGTAGAGAATGGTTCATCTTATGCGCAAGCTCTTGCTAAGTCTGACGCTAAGACTATCAAAGCGATTAACAGCACGCAGAATCAAATCAATTCAGCATCTAAGGCGATGGGAAATACAGCGGCTAATGCAATGTATTCTGCTGGTATTAACGCAGCAAAAGGTTTAATAAACGGACTAAACAGTCAGAAAAAACAACTAGAAAAAACAGCTAAGAGCATTGCTAACACAATCACTAATTCAGTGAAAAAGGCGCTTAAAATTCATTCGCCTTCTCGCGTGGCCATAGAGCTTGGGAAGTTTTTTACCGGCGGCCTCGGAAATGGTGTCTTAGCTGGCGCTAAAGGCGCTGTTCAATCAACTAACAAAATGGTTGATAAAGTAGTAAATGCTGCTTCTAATATGACTGTTCCGACCATCAATTTGCCGAAGATTTCCGCTGAAAAAGCGCTGGGCCTCAAAAGCGTAGATTTAAACAGAACTATCACCGTCAAAACAATTATTGACAACAAAACAAAAGAGTCTAGCAACGCTGATTTAATCAAAGCTATTCAAGAATCTGGTGATAGACCTATTAACTTTTATGTTGACGGCAAGGATATTGCAGATAATACAAATAATCATCTGGGAAGTTCTACATCACTAGCATTCTATGGGAAGGGGCTATAATATGGCTACATCGCTGGCATTAGTAATTGAAGGTAAAACATATATGCTTAATGAATTATTTGATTTAGAGGTAGGAGAAGTGAGCAGAGAACCGCCGCAAATAGTTAATAATTATACTGAATTCGCTGGTTCTGACGGCGCTAGAACGACAGATAGTAACTTTAGCATGTTTTCTATCTCGATTTTGTGCCATTTCAGAACAGGTACTGCTGATTTATACCACATAAAACTAGATGAGTTAATGGAATTGATTTATCAAAGGAGCGAGTATTTTTTAGTTCATTCTAAAACGCCTGGTAAAAAATATAGAGTACATCCGAGTGGCGTTGGTATTGACCGTAAAGCGCCGGGATACGCAGATTTGACACTTGAATTCGATGTGTTTCGAGGTTATTCAGAATCACTAAGTTCTACGCTTAGCGATTCTGAAATTGATTGCGATAAATGGCAGTTCGGCCAAGGTCTAGCAATGGAGGATTATAGATATACTCACACTAAAAGTCGTTTCATCATTTATAATGGCGGTAGTTTTGACATAGACCCGCGCGAACATTATTTAGCAATTACTTTGCGTGGTCAGAATGAAGGAGAATTAACAATTAATAATATTACGACAGGCGATAGATTTATCTATTATCCATCGTTAAGTACAACAGACACATTAATTATTGATTGCGCTACACCTAGAATAAACGGAAATCCCTGCGGTCGTAACACGAATCACGGTTTAATAAGTTTGAAAAAAGGAGAGAATCTTATCGAGATTAGCAATACTAGTAATTTAGATACGAAGTGGGATTTCTCCTTTTTGTACAAGTAGGTGAATATATGAATAGCGATATTATAGTTGCTGATTTTTGGAAGAATAACGAAGAAATATTAACAGATTTCGATAAAGATAGTTTTTGCGAAAGTTGGACAGAAAACGAGATGTGGAGTATTGAGTTTAAGGTAGTACAAACTCCCAAGAACGCTCACTGCTATTCTTTTTTAGATTATGAAAGTTCTGTTTTTTTTGGAGGGCAAGAATTTGTCGTTAAACAATTAAGTCATGATGCTGTCGGAAAAACGCTATCGAAAGATATTAAAGCGCCTCACATTTATTATACATGTCAAGATGGGCGACAAGACGACACTATAACAGGTTCTTTTACTTTAGAACAGTGCTTAACTCATATCTTTAAATCTGATAGCAGGGGCTTTTCATGGGAGATAATAGACCCTTCCAATATACTAGAAAAAGTTCAACAAGAAAACTTTGGAAATAACAACTACTTAACACTTATTGATCAATTACTCGATGATTATGGAGTAGTCGTTATACCAGACAATCGACACTTAGTATTTAAACCGCGCGAAAATTATGGAGCTAAGACAGAAAATTTCATCAGATATAAATACAATACAGACGAAGCAAGTTTTGATATTGATACTCTTTCGTTAAAAACGAAAATTAAAGGATATGGAAAAGTTGATAGTAACGGAAATAACTATTTTTCTCCAGTCACATACACTAGCCCGGAAGCAGAAAAATGGGGCATTCGTTGGCAAGAACCCGTTTCAGATGAACGATACACTGTTGTAGGTAACATGCAAAGGCGACTTAAACTTGAATTACAAGACTATCCAGCAACAACAGGAAGCGTGATATTGAAGAATGATTATGAGTGTGAAAAAGGTGATTATGTTCTATTTATTTATGAACCGCTTGGCATTGATTATGATGTGCAGATAGTTGCATATAAAAAATACCCATTCACAATAAAAGCGCCAGAAATCACACTTTCAAATAATAAAAAGTCGATAGTATCAATAATGGCCCAATTAGCAAAAGTATTGAAAGGAGCGAAATAGATGTTAAATCTTGATAAATGGGGAAATACACTTTTTGATTCTAATAAGTATCAGCAGTTTAATGCTAATATGGAAAAATTAGAAAAAGATTCATTAGCAAAAGATGTAGATATAAATGCAACTAATAACAGAATTGATAATGTTGTTTTAGAAGCTAGCGGAAATAATATTACTGAAGTAGTAGATGCTAGAACTAGCAAAAACGGTCAAGTCTACAGCACTTTAAACTCGCGGCTAAATGGTGACTATTCAGCAATTGCAAGTGATTTAGCTGAATCAAATGCGCTACTTCAAGCAGTAAACGAAGAAAATAAAGTATTAAAAAGTAAACTAGATGAATTGTACGGTAATTCTGCATCAAATATTGAGTATTATGTTAGTTCAAATAACGGTAACGATGTAACAGGAACAGGAGCTATTGATGCGCCTTTCAAAACGATTCAAAAAGCTGTAAACATGGTTCCGAAGGTTAAAGTAGGAGGATTTATTTACATTTTTTGCGAACCTGGTCAGTATAACGAAGATGTAGTAGTACAGTCGTTCAGCGGCGCAGAATGCTTTTATATCCAGCCTACAAATCTAGCGACAATCGACCCGACAACTGGACAAACAGGTTTTTTTGTTAAAAGTATTCTGTTTTCTGGCATCATGTTTCAGTGCGTGGTACAAGGACTTAATTCTATGAGTACGGCAGTGAATAATAATTCTACGGTAATTCAGTTTGCAAGGTGCTGGTACGGCACAGTTACTAAATGCCGATTTGACACTAATTTGAAAGCAACTAATATTACAACTGTGCAATACAATCAATCTCGAGGTAACTGTTATAGCAACTATTTTAAAAATCAAAACATTATTATGTCGTCCGAGTACATGGGACATGCTTTATTTGCATCAACAAATACATGCGAAGCAACTTCGAATGTCGGCTTAAAAGCTGCTAGCGGAGGCATTTTGGTTAAGTCTGGTACGCCAGTTTTAAACGCTACTACCGCAGAATTGAAACAAGCGGGAGGTCAGATATTCTAATGACAAATCAAATCTTTAAATCAGCTATTCTTGATTTTTCTGTTAGTGCACAGAACGCTAAAGCTAATGTTCCTCAGATAAGGTTTAGTACGCAAGACTCTGGAGGGACTGCGCGATTAAAGTTTACTGCAAAAAAAGATGATAACAATTTACCACTTTCAAGCGCGGCAGAGGTAACGCTTGCTATGGTATTGTCTGTTGGCAAAAAATACGCAAGTAGCTACATTGTTAATCCAGAAATAATTAACAGAACAGAAGGTGTTTTTGAATACTCATTGACTGATGAGCAAATAAGTCACGACGGACAAGCTAATGCAGAATTGTACGTTAAATATCCAAATCAAACAATGCAAATCAATCGTTTTAGTTTTGTTATTGAAAAAGCGATGATTGATGATAATTTTTTGCCCGTTGCTACCTATTATGTTGAAAAATGGGATGATTACGAGAAAATATTTAACGAAAAAGTGGAAATTCTTCAAAATGAAATTGATGATTTGCAAGGACAAGCTACTGAATTAAAAAACATATTCGATAGTCTTAATCCAGACCAATTTCCCCAAAAAGCAGATTTTGAAAATCATATAAACAACACAAACATTCATGTGACGATGACTGATAAAACGAATTGGAATACAAAAGAAAATACCGCGGGATCACAAGCAAAAGCGGATAGTGCATTAAACTCTGCAAAAGCATATACAGATAGCAAGATGGATAGTTACGGAGCGTGGATAAATGTACCCCTTGCCGCTGGTTACTCAACTGGCGACAGTAGTACACCTCAATATCGGCTTGTAGCAAAACAAACCTCTACCGGTTTGAAAACTTTTGCTGAATTCCGCGGAGCAGTTGCTGGTACATTTATTAGTACAGCAAATAGTACCCTGGCAACAATGCCCAGCGGCACAAGACCAATTGTCACTTATTACGGTGCTGCCGCTTCAAATAACGGGAACGGTGGTCGTATTGCTATTCCCGTTGACGGAAAAATGTTACAAGTATCATCAACGGATAATGCTAATCCTAGCTATATAAGCCTTTCTGATATTAGCTATGAAGTCGGGAACTAGGAGGAGTAAACATGAACTATAAACAGTTTTACACATATGATGAAAATGGCGATTATCTCGAAACAATACTTGTGTTTGAAGATGAAAAAGGTTTAATCAATCAACCGAAAAATTCTACAAATATTGAACCTTCAATAATCGAAAACGGCATAGCAAGAGCAATGTATTATCCAAGCTGGGATGGAAGTATTTGGAAAGAAGACAAGAAAAGATGGGAATCAGAAAATCCAATCATACCAGCAGAAAAAACTGAAATAGAAAAATTAAGAGAGGAATTACTACTCACCCAAGAGGCTTTAGCCGCACTATTTGAAAGTAATTTAGGGTGATGACATGGCTTATATGATACCAATTTATGTGAATTTAGTGATGAATAATCGAAAAACTATTGAAGAAGTTCCTGCGAATTTGCGAGGTCAGGTAAAAGCAAAAGTGGATGAGTTAAAACAAGAACAACAACAAATACAGTCAGAAGAAATAGAAGCCGAATAGGCTTATTTTTTTATGGGGGATGATGAAAATGTATGATGGGCTAACAAAAGTTTTTGATTATGCTTTAGCGAAAGAAATGTTCTTCGCGGCGCTCTTTGTAGCGCTTTTTATAATCTTACTAATTATCACAAAAAGAATTTGGGATGATTCAAAAATTGTAAGAATAGAAATGAAAGAAGAACGCGAAAAAGTGGAGGAAGAACGAGAGAAGCGTAATAAGGAATCGAAAGAAGAGAGAGATAAATTTATAAGTACGATGAACGAACAACAGCGATTAATGGATAGGCAAAATGACATGATGAAACAGCAACAACAATCAATTGACAGCCTGTCTAAATCAGTCGGAAAGTTAGCTCACAAAGTAGATTTATTGGAACACAAAATAACGAAGTAAAGGATGATAGAAATGGAGTTTGGAAAAGAGTTACTAGTTTACATGACATTTTTAGTAGTTGTAACACCTGTGTTTGTTCAGGCGATTAAGAAGACGGAGTTAGTCCCGTCTAAGTGGCTTCCGACTGTTAGCATACTTATTGGTGCTATTCTTGGCGCATTAGCAACGTTTTTGGATGGCTCTGGATCGCTTGCAACGATGATTTGGGCAGGCGCTTTAGCAGGAGCTGGTGGTACTGGATTATTTGAACAATTTACTAATCGAAGCAAAAAATATGGAGAGGATGATAAGTAATGACAAGTTATTATTATAGTAGAAGTTTAGCGAATGTAAATAAGTTAGCAGACAATACTAAAGCGGCAGCTAGAAAATTGCTAGATTGGTCTGAAAGCAACGGAATTGAAGTATTAATCTACGAAACAATTAGAACGAAAGAACAACAAGTCGCAAATGTTAACAGTGGAGCGTCTCAAACAATGCGCTCTTATCACCTGGTAGGACAAGCATTAGACTTTGTCATGGCGAAAGGTAAAACGGTCGATTGGGGTGCTTATCGTTCAGACAAAGGCAAGAAATTTGTGGCAAAAGCGAAGTCCCTTGGATTTGAATGGGGCGGTGATTGGTCTGGATTTGTAGACAATCCGCACCTTCAATTTAATTATAAAGGCTATGGGACTGATACTTTTGGAAAAGGAGCTAGTACTAGTAATTCATCTAAACCGAGCGCAAATGCGAACAAGAACAGTCTAGGATTAGTAGATTATATGAATTTAAATAAACTGGATTCAAGCTTTGCGAATCGCAAAAAACTAGCGACAAGTTACGGAATTAAAAATTACAGTGGAACAGCAACGCAGAACACAACATTATTAGCGAAGTTAAAAGCAGGAAAACCACACACACCAGCAAGCAAAAACACATACTACACAGAAAATCCACGAAAAATTAAAACACTAGTACAATGTGATCTATACAATTCAGTAGACTTTACAACAAAAAACAAAACCGGTGGCACATATCCGGTTGGCACAGTCTTCACGATTTCGGGGATGGGGAAAACGAAAGGCGGGACACCTCGCTTGAAAACGAAATCCGGTTACTATCTCACTGCTAACACGAAGTTTGTTAAAAAGATTTAGTTTGTTGCCCTCGCGTGTGCGGGGGCTTTTTTATATTAAACTATTTATTGTTTAACCAGTTACTTTCAGGTTTCATAATTAAACGAGCATTACAATAGGCCATTCCAGGTGTAAGTATTGTATTTATTCGATATGAGTCAATGTGTTTTTCGATGGCTAGAGGAAGAGTATCTTTACCAAATCTTAAAGGCGCGAGATACATAATTCTTTTATTATAGTATTGAGGGACTACTAGTCTATTATTTCTTAGTATTCTCTTTTTCATTTGTTCAGTAGAAGAATTAAGGATTGTTATAATTATACTCTTATCCAATTGTTGTATGCCTTCTGGTAGTCTAGTAAAATTTTCTTCAACTATATGCTCCATGTTGTATAGTACATTTAATTTCGTATTAAAGTACATATCTTGAGGATTTGAGGCAAAATAATCAATATGTTCAGGTAAAGACCCGCGCATATTTTGAGGTATATCGTGGTCAGAACTGCGATAAAAACTATTGAAAAACCATTCTTGTTCATTAGGCCTAGAATTTTTAGTAAAAAGCATAAAAATTTCTTCCCCAGATTGAGTCAATAATCCCGTGTTCATCAAACAATGATTATCTTTAAATTTTAATAAGTTTTCATCTTTACATTTTGAAAAAGTATGATGGATGAATTGAAAAAGAACTCCATACTTTTGGTTTGACGATTTAGCATTTGGATTTTCATAATACCAATCTTCTTTTTCTGCTAAATTTTCTGCTAAATAAATTAATTTATTATTAAAATTACCTAAGGCAGCAAACTTCTTTAACGGTGGTGTTTCAAGCATCTGATTATATCCCAAATTGCATCCTCCCTAAATTAAGTATAATAATATTCTATATTAAATTCGTCTTTTATACTAGACAAAAGAATAAAAAAAATATATAGTATAAGTATTAAGAGATTAAAAACTTAATTAATACGGAACAGTATTATAAATCTCTATAAACTTATGTACTTAAAAACTAATTCAAAAAAACTAGAAAGAAAAAGCCTCGTTTAATCGAGGCTTTTTTTATGCAAAAAAACACGCTAAACATAAGCTTAGCGTAATTGTTATATCAATTCATTTTATCTAAAATCGGTTTAAAGTATTTATCTTCCGCATCTCTACGTGCTTTTACGGCATCATCTTTCTTTTCAAATCTGCCTAAAAAATGTAATTTTTTTTGAAAGGTAATAGAAGCTTCCCATTTATTTCTTTTCTCATCCCAACGCACGCCTTTTATCCCACTCTTGTTTCTTGCTGATAGGCTTCTAGTTAAAGCTGATTTCATAGTGCCATCGACTGCGTCTACTTCTAGTTTTCTTTTAAGGGCGTTTTTTTGTGCTGTTTCTGACCTCAAATTTTTATCTGCATGTTTACGCCCGTTGTCTCGAGCTAAACAACCGCAAGATTGAACATGACCACGTTTTAAATGTTGAGCTAATACTTCTTTTTCATTGCCGCATACACAAAAACAGTTCCATAACGCGTTACCATTTTCAGAACGAACAAACTCTTTAACTGTTAATCTTCCAAATTTCTTATTTGTCAAATCTATAACATGATTGTTCACTAGTGTCACTTCCTTTTAAACTTATCAAAGTAACTCATTTTTCTTCTCTTTTAACACGGTGATAGCATTTTCTAACGCTTTACAAACATCTTTTTTTATATTTACATGTTCTTCGTTTTCAAATCTATTGAACGTAAAAGGAAGTACTTCAATATTAGCAGACTCAAACTCTTTGATTAAGCAGTATAATTCGAATTCTTGTGCAGGAAATGAGAGTTTGTACTTGTCTAACAGGTGTTTAAATCCTGCAAGATCGTCAGAATTTTTTTCTATGTCTTCTAATTCAAACAAAACATCTGATACAGATAAACCCGAAATCAACGATAGCGAGCGTAGTATTGAAACAGTATATTTATTTAACGGTTTTTCGTTCTGGTCTTTTAAAGTGTTTTGTGAGATACCAGTTAATTTGCTTAACTGATACCTCGTCAAATCATGCTTTTTTAAGAATTCATCTAATAATTTAATAGTCATATTTTTTACTTCAACTCACTTTTTAAAATAATTTCTTGGTTGCCACTTTTCATCTCATCTTCATCCGTAGCGATTTCTAAATCATCGATATCGTTAGTTTCAACAATGTTGATGTAGTATGTCACACCGTTTACGTCAACTGTTGAGTAATCAACCAATTTTTCATCTAAGTATAAGTTAGTATCATATTCACATTCATCAGTGCTAAGAGAGCAAAGAGCTACTGCATATTTTTCATTTTTTGTAATAACTACATAGTCAGAATCATGTAGAACTTCCTTTGCAAAATCCGGTGTAGACTCTTCAAAGTCATCCACCATATTTATAAACTCGTGCATCGCTTCTGCATACTTTTTTTGTGCTCTTGTTAATGTCATTTTTCATCATCCTTTATGTTTTATATTTTTACCACTCTTCTAATTTATTACCTTCGCTATCAGATGGAACAAAATCACTTTCGTTTTCATACGATAACTGTATGAGTGTTTCGAGGCTAGTTTTGTCACCCTCTTCAAGTTCTTCTTCATCTTCTTGCAAGTCTTCTAACCATTCTTTTGCTTCACTTTCAATTTTTGCTTTATATTCCTTTTCAGTTAACAGTGTGTCAGTTCCTTCATTGTACCAATAAGTTTTTCCCATTTTGTCATCCATCCTTTTCAATTGTTTTCTTTACTATATACATAGTATACTACGAATCGCCGTAGTAGTCAATAGTTTTATTAAATTTATTTTCAATATAAAAAAATACCCCGAAAAATTCGAGGTTGCTGTTATATTCAGATGTAAAACGGGATGTCAAACAGCTAATAGTTGAATGAAATAATGAACGAAAATCGTTCATGTGAATATTATTACATAGATTTTTATGTAATACAACACTTTTTAACACTTGATTTTAAGAACGTTTGTTCGTATAATGTTGTCAAGAGGTGAAGTAAATGTATAACTTATTTGATGATATTTTAGAACATTCAATAGTATTAGCAGATGCACTTAAGCGTAACTGGTCAATAGAAGTACTGTTTTTAAAGAACAATCATCATGTACGCTATAAGTATGTAGTTCCTGTATACATTGACAACAAAAAACACATTGTATCACTTGAACGCTTTGACGAGCGAATAATTGACATTAATATAGAAGATATTATTTTTTGCGAGGTTATGACGTGAGATTATATAGCTTTAATGATTTTAGATACATCTGCTACGTAGAAGGAAAAGATAAAGCTATAGAAAAGCTGTTTGCCGAATTATATGAAACAAGAAAGTTAAAAGCCTTGCAAAGGCGTATAAAAAAGAATGAAATGGATTTAAAGAGTATCTATGACGAGTATTTACAACATCAATCTATTGTTAATAATTAGTCACATAAATAATGTTTCTTCTATATAATAGTAAAAATAAAGACATCCTTTTGAGAGGATGTTCTTTTTTGGTATCTCGTTTATTCTTCTTCCC